CCACCAGAACTGACGACTTGAACAGAATAAGTGTATGTAGCCATTTTATATAATTGATTCGCTAGTTAAAAACCCATCAAGAAAATCACAGGTGGTATCTGCAATCTTAGTCGTTCCCTTTCTGAAAAACTCATGGCACCGCACTGTTGCGAAAGTGATAGGATTTGTACTAATTTTTACTTCTAACATTAAATCCACACCTTGCCTCAAGTCGCTGTAATCGGTGCTGTCTCCGCCAGAAAGACGGATTGTCGCTGGAATCGCATTCCCCAAGAACTCCTCGGAAAAACCACTTGCCACCGCATCTACGTTCGTTACATCAACTACGCAGTCTTGGTACGCTTGCCAACGGAGGCGGTAGGTCTGGGTTGCATCCAGATTCCCTAGTGTGAAATCCACCGTGGTTTCGTTCGCAGCTACAGAAGAAGAAGCGATGGTAGGCTTGTCTGCCGGATTTTGAGGGGAGACGAAATAATCGATTAGCGTGTTTGCGTTGGCAGCGTTCGCACGATACAACCGGAAAAACTGCGTGTACCCAAACTCTGCTGCCTTGCCTGTTGCAATCGTAAAGTTTAACTGTACCGGCGTGTTTCTCCCTGGGAGTGTTGTCAGATCCACTCCGCTCACATTTCCAGCGTCAAAGGTTTCACGAGATCGGACTTGGTATAGCCCATTGTTGATCTGCATCTTTTCCATGAAATACTGGCTGATTGCTGCTGATCCGGTGGGCTTCCAATCGGCACTGTACGATTGGCTTAGAGGCCAAGATGCGGTGGTTGCGTAGGTGTCTAGATTGTCGTAATCGTTTTTGCGATACTTCGATTTTCTCGCGTTGTCGTAAGTATATGCTGGAGTGGCACTGACGGCTGGTAGATCTGGTGGAGAAATCGTTACTGGGTTGTAGGTGTAAACGTTGAAAGTATGAGATATTTCATTTTTGATTTCTGAAAATGTATCACCTCCGGCACCCCAATATTTTGGTTCTACTAGATTTATAGGCAAGTAGACCCAATTACCGTAATACCCTGCCCTAGTAAGGAATGCACCTTCTCCTAACCAAAGATAGTGAATATCTGTATAAGTATAAAATTCTGGAAAGCTACCCTCTGATTGGTAAAGAGGAAGATCTGCATTCATATATTTTAAAGTATTTGCTTCTCCTCTTTTAAACCCATCAAAATTAGTAATCTTTGGTGATTTGTTGTCATACCCTTCTTGGTTTGTAAAAGTTTCCCCCGAAGATGTTGGTTTCATAAAGTATCTGTCGTATACATCTGAACCCAAATTATTGACATCATCTTGGCTTGGGATATACAAATAAATTAAATCAGTGCCATTAGAATACTCTTCATAAATAAACTGGCTTTGGTTTGAATAGTTAATTGTTGTTCCGTTCAACCACTTTGCTGACCCTGTCCCGTAATGAGTTAAATTATCAGACGGTTCATTGCCATAATTATTAACGTGTGCATAACATCCAAAATTAGCCTTGCAGTACGTGTGTAATAAATATCGTCTAGAAAGACTATATTTTATTGGATTTACCAAGTTGATGAACACGCCTGTGGAACTGTAGCCAAATACTGTGTAGTTTCTCGTTGTTATTGGAACATCTTGAACGTTCGTAACAGGAAAGTTTCTTTCGCATAGTGCTGCTGCGGTTGTGAACCCGTTAGCGTAAAACGTCTCATTTCCATCGTTGTACACCGGATAGAATGTTGCGGTGTCCTGCTCATACCCGATTTGCGAAAAATCATACTCGCTTGAATTTCCAATCGTTAATCCTACGTCCGGTTGGGATTGTGGCGGAATCTCTGCTACCGCTGCCTCCAATTCCTGCGTTGGGTCCGTCTGCCCGTATGCCACAGCAATCTTTAATTCTTCCACTCCGTAAAAGTCACTGAATGACAATGCTGCGCCAATCGATGGCAAGTCCACCGTTGCACCATAGTACTCTGCTAGCCCCAATGCTGCTGACTCCTCGCCCAATTCCGATCTAATGTCATCGCTACCCGTTTCTCCGAAGGTGATCGGGTTGCCACTTCCTACAATTGCCATTAGTTGCTATGCGCTGCGGTTGCTGTGAACGTAATCGCGTGCCAACCACCATTTTTAGAAAAGTATGGGGTTCCTCCTACAATTACAAACATTCCTGGATACGTTGTAGCTGACGGCAGGTCAGCAAAAGAGGAGTAATTATTGGAATAACGTATTTTGTATGCCCCAAAATCTAAGTTTTGCACACCGATCCGCTGATCTACGACGGTTGTTGTGCCAGGTGTGTCATATGTAAAGGTTAGTGTGTCTGCTGCCGAATCATAATTGATTGATTGCAACCCTGCGCCTGTTGCTCCCTCTAGTCCTGTTAACCATTGTGTACCATCCCAGACTACTAAACGATTGGTGTCGTTGTTGTAGGCAAAGGAACCTTCGGGAACAGAAGTTGGCAAGGCAACTTGAGCAAAAGCTCCAACAAATCGGCTATTAATGTTTGTCTCAATAGTTTCTACCGCTGTTTGAGCCGTTGCCGCTGCTGTTGCCGAAGTAGATGCTGCCGTTGCTGATGTCGCAGCATTGGTCGCTGAAGTCGCGGCGGCGGTTGCCGAAGACTGTGCTGCCGTAGCATTACTGACTACTGAGTTGAGAGGACTTCCTGCATTGTTGATGGCCCCAGCTACTGTCCCTACGTCGGCAATGTTGGTGCTGACAATGCCAACGCTGCTGGAGGCTCCTTGGTTGAGATTCGTGGCTACCGTGCCAATTGCGGTTGCGTTCGTCGCCACTACCCCAATGTCACTGGAATCTGCTGCTACCGAAGACACATCCGCCGCAATCCCTGCCACCGTCTGTAAGTACTGTGAATACGGTGCCAGCGTGTTCAGTGCAGCAATGTCCTCGTTCGTGACTGTCGAGTTCCTTAGAACCAATTCTGCAGTTGCTGCGTCTTCAAAGTCTGGATTTGAATTCCGTTGTACATCTACCAACAGGTAGTACACACTGTTGTTCGTAGGATCTCGGATCAGATCCTTTGCAGCGTAATCTACGTTCGCATCATAGTCCCCCCGCCACACCAACCCTGGCGCACGGGTAATTTGGATGGAAAAAACCTCAAAGTAGGTTGTGTTCGTCAGCAGGTAATTGCTGTTGGCCGCAACATCCGCAATGACAATGTAAATGATGTTGTTGTCATCATCGCGAACCAAATCCCTGACAGTGTATGCCGCCGTGGGATCATACACCCCCATCCAGCGTAACCCTGGTGGTCCTTGCGTACCTTGAGCCGCTACCGTTACTTGTGCGCGAGTAGTCATCGCGTTGCTTCTCCTGTGATCATAACCTTACCAACCAATAACTTTTCCACTACTCCTGCCAACTCCACTTCCAAGTCGTATTCGTAAGAACCTGTCGTGTATCCCGCAGTCTTAGACGCTGGAACGGTCAAGCGTAAATTGGGAGCCGTGTCGTGTACTGTGATCTCTTCGCCCGTGTTCCAAGTATCCGTTGCTGTTGCTGCCCCACGGAAGGTGCGGATGTCAATCCTTGCTTCATAATTTGCCAGTTGACGCAACGTTCCTTCTTCATCCGTAAACGTTATATCCAGCCCAAAGGTTTCCCCTTGCTCCACTTCAAAATCGTAGATTCCGTAAGCCATCAGCGAACAACTCGGAAATAAGATTCGTTTCTACCTTCGCTTCTGCTGAAAGAATTGATCCCTTCGTTCAGCTTTGCCTCCAATGCCATCTCCATAAACCTTGCTCGGTACACTTGCCCCTTCTCCGTGTTGCGGGTCTGCCCCTCACGATTGTAAGCTCTCTCCAACGCACCAAAGACCAACGCTTCATGGTAGTAGTGGCCAATGATTGGCTCTGTCGTATCTTCTGTTGTATCTGAAATCTTGGGCAGGCCACGGAGTGTGATCTCCTTGAAGACCTTCGTTGTTGCGTCAGGATCAATGAACAGATCCTCATCGCGGGAGGGAAGTGGAAATATACGGAATGTGTCGGCAGATGCGTGGTTGAACACGATGGCTTCCACTGGGCCATTGCGTTCGCGCCATTTTGGTGTGGCGTTGACGGTGTAGTTTGCTCGTATTGTTGTGAATGGGTTTGGGACTACCCCGAATACCCCGTTTAGAAAATCTCCACCGCTACTGTACCGGAACACCGCTGCGTCCAGTTCGCCTTCACTCATAATTACCAAGTTGATGCCATCGATGCTGGCGGAGACGATCTCCTCAATACTCTCAGGAACAGCCACCGTTGGGTCCACTGGCCGGTAGGTAATCCCCACTGTCTGGGTCTGCTCACTCAAGTATCGGAAAATCGTCTCCGTCAACACCGTGATCACATAAGACTGATTGTCTACCACCACAGTGTCCCCCGTACTCAATCCGTGCGCGGTTTCCGTTGTCACCGTTACCGTCTTGCTGTCCACCGTGGTGGTGCCTGCTACGGCAGTTGCGGCTCCACTCGCAGCCAAGGCGACTGTCGCTGTGACCTGCGGTTGTCGGCTGATGCGAACAAACTCCCGTTGGGCGTCATCGATGTAGCGGTTGATCTCCGCATTCGTCCACCGTCGGTTGTCAATGTCCTGCAGCGCCTCTTCAACTCGCTCTCGGATTTCTCTTCGGTTCACTGGTTGATCTCAATCACTTCAAATCGTTCGATGCTCTCATCCACTGGCTTGTTCGCGTTCTTCGGCCACCGGATCGCACGGAGTTGGAAACGTCGTGAAGAACGACCTACCAAGGACTTCATGGGATCGGGTTGCAGATAACGGGTTCTAACCGTGTCGGATAGTGCATTAAAATGTTGAATCGGGAGCAGCACCGGCTTGTTGCGAGGAATGATGATCGTGTGCGTGTCCACCGTGACCGGCACCGGACCCAAGTCCCATACTTCGTCACCACTTTCGATCTGCGCTACAACAAATCCATCTGCTGGACGATGCTTTGCTTCAACCACCTGGGCCATCTCCATCCCATCCTTGACGAACGTAAACTGGTCTTCTCCAGTACGTTGATAGGATTCGTGAAGCATCGGCTCCGGTAACTTGTTTTCTTCGGGTAAAAGTCCTCCGGCTACAGCCATTGGTCTTCTCGCTTTCTAAAGGTTAAAAGATCCCCGACGCCCCCACGATGGGAGACATCGGGAGTCAAACGGTTAAGAGTACGGAACGTTTGCGTCAAAACGGAAATCTACCCAAACGTACATGTCACCAGCGGTGGAGGCAGTTCCTGCAGTAGTGACGGTTGCCCGTACTACATAGTTGCTTTCCCCATCGTCGGTGGCGGTGTACGCGGTGACTGCCGTCATCTGCTTGGCTGCAGCAGATTCCGTCCTTGCAGCAGACTTGATGTTCGTGGATGCCAAGAAAGAATCCACGGTATTAATGTCACCAATCTGAACAGCGGCACTGGTGCCGTTGTTGAACGCAGTCTTCACAACTACGTTTGCTTTCTCAACCATCGCGCCTTCGGGTACGACAATGTCAAAAGTGTAGGTTCCCGCAGCAGAAACATCCGCTGATTGAACCCGAACATGCTTACTCGTCTGAGGCATGTTGATGTGTTTAACGAGAATCGATTCCATTTTATCTCCTAGTTGGAATCGCTCCGGCCAAGACCGGAGCTACAATGATTAGATGTCAGATGCGCCGACTTCAATACGGTAGAGATAGAGATCTTGCAAGATTACACAAGAATACATTGTGTCCCATGCAACCGTTCCTCTCTGTCCCAATGGATCGCCAGGGCCAGGTTTTGGAGTCACTACCTTGGATCGGAGTGAATCCTTCCCACCCAACGTGGCACATCCACCGAAGTCTGAAGCCATGATTACAATTGGATACACGTCAATGTTCCCGCCGGTGGACTTGAGTCCCGTTGTTCCTACGGCTGCTCCAGCACCCTTGAAAGGCATCGCTTGTGTAGTCAGGATGAAGCGGACTCCTCTTGCTGCCCCAACTTCCCCTTCCATCACATCGCTCTGGTCAGCGTACTGCTCCACCGGAACGTACCCTGGAATCTTCTCCAGATCCTGACGCAGATCCACATGGCCAATCGCAACGAAGGATTCGCGCAATGGGCTGGTGGTGACTCCATCGCTGGCGTCCAACTGCTCCTTGATCTTGGTGGCGTCATTGTTCTCCAGAACCCGAATTGCTCGGTCCAGCAAGGTGGTCTGGTTCACATTCCACGGTGCCGCTGGAGGCGTGGCGTTTGTTCCTGCGATGTGCAGGTTTACGTCACTGCGTCCGGTTGCTCCCGTGCTTCGTGCGTAGCCTACCTGTGAGCCTGCTCGGAATTCCTTGTAGGAAATGAAATCCAACGTCTCGCCTGCCTGCTGCGCTTGTCTCTCCGTGATCACCTGGACAATCGGATCATGGCTTGCGGCCAACATGATGTCGGTGGTGTTCACATACGACCCGTACTGCTGCAGTACATGCTTGATCGTGGTGTGCTGGAGATTTACGAAATTGGGAGTTACCCCCTCGGCAATCGGCGTGTCCACAATCGGGAAACGCTCGTATCGTCGGTGTCGGATCTCCAGACCTTCTTTGCTCGGTTTGGTTTCGCGCTGGGCGAATTTTGCAAAGGTGAGTAAACGCTTCGCAATCGGAAGCATTCGTTTTTGAATGGTGTAGGCGTCGTGCTTGCTAAGATCACCGTAAGATGATCCCGACAGTGCGCCGGTTCCTGCGTTAATAGCCATTTTTCTGTCCTTTTAACAGGCTATCTGGTCATTGACCCCAATGGTCAATCAACAGATAGTCAATTCTTTGAAATCTAGACGGCGATGGACTCCCATAGTTCTTCGTCGTTCATATCCTCTGGTCGTCTCTCCGACTGTCTAGGATTACTATTCTTTAACAGACCCTGTGCCGCCTTCCGGCGTACAGCGCCTTGCGTCTCTTTTGGTGGTTCTTGCGATTCCACCGGCTGTTGCGTTGGTGCTGGCTCTGTTCTGAACTTTTCCCGCCCCGCTGGGGTGTTGAGAAAGTCGTTCATCACTGCCGCATGATCTTCTGGGTTCATCGATTGAGTCATCGCTGCCAGACGTATCGGGCTGGAATTGACGTAATCGTAGAACTCTTGGGATTTGTCGATGTCCATGTAGTCGTCACCGACGGTTGTTCGCATGTGCGCTGCGTGCTGCAAGCGATATTGATTCGCCTTGTACTGCTGCGCGATCTCCTCCAGTTGCCCGATCCGGTCCTCTGGAACCTCCGGCATCTGAATGTTTTTTGTCGCCTTGGCGATTTCGTGAGCAATTAGCTTTCGGTAGGCGCTGGTCAGTTCTTGGAACTCATCCAACGTTTGCTTGGTGGCGGGGTCAAACCAGTCTTCATCTAGTGGCGTTGGATCTTTGGGCTTGGTTTCTTCCTGTGCTGCTGGAGGAACTTTCGCCTTCTCCAGTTGTCGCTCTATCTCCAACCGCTCCAGGCGTAACTGTTGGAACTGCTCCCGCAGATCCTTTGTCTCCTCGTTGCGACGGTGGAACTCTTTCTCCAAGTCTTTGTAACGCTTTTCGTAGTTATGCTCTTCCTTCTTCTCCTCGGCGGTAGGTTCAGAGGGTGCCTCTACTTCAAAGACCTCTGATTCCTCCTCTTCCTCGGTAGTGGAAGATGTCTCTACTACATCGTCACTTACGTCCTCAACCTCCGCTGGAGGTTGACCAACTTGGTCCCATAACTGGTCGTCTGTCAACTCTGGAGCCGCAGGGCTTGTGTCCTCCGTGGGAGACAACCCCTCCGACGCCAAAGTCTCCTGTGCGGTAGACTCTGCCATTTTTTCCTTACTCACGTTAGTTTAGCCTCTCAGGGTGCCCCATAATGACTGGGATCTGAGTTTTGGCGTACTGCCTGTGGGTTCATCGGCAATCCAAGAATCTCCTGCATTGCCACCCGATAGCCCTGCAATTGGGCAAATTGAAGCCTCTTGGCTTCAGTATCAATGGTTGCAGAAACCAATTGCTCCTCCGTGTCTCTGATCGATTGGTGTAAATGCTGATACAGCACTTTCCAACCTGGAGAGTCCACCAGAGTCGTAATTAGTCTTGCGTCCATTTTGTTTGTGTTCCCCTCAAGACGAATCCTACGCATGAACTTCGATTCGTAGATCATTTAATTCATTACGTTCGTTTGGTCATTCGCGGCTTCTTGACGCTGCTGCGCCATCAACTGGCGGGGATTGTTCTCCCCACCTTGCGCTTGCTGCTGCGCCTGCTGCCCTCTTTGTTGTGCCAACTGGTTCAACTGCGCTATCTGCGCCTGTCGCATCCGCTGCTGCTCCTGCTGCGCTGCCTCCATCGCCTGCGCTTGTGCCTGTTGCGCCTGCATCGCTTGCTGTTGTTGCTGTTGCATTTGTTGCTGTTGCTGCATCTCCATCTGCTTCTGTTGTTCCTCGTTGATCAACATGCTCATTCCGTAATAATCTGGGATTGCGTCCTTCAACACATTCCCCTGCCGCAACAACTCCATCCGCTCTTGAATCTGACTCTGGCGGATATCCTCTGATGCCGCTTTCTTTTCATCCAAAATCGCCTTCGTCTTTTCAAATTCGCTGCGTAATTGGAGTTCCTGTTGCAACGACTGGATCTTCATCTGCTCCATCGTCTGCGCTTGCTGGGCCTGCTGCTGCGCTAGCTGTTGCTGGGCCTGCTGTACCTCCTGCTCACTCTTGACGATGACCTCTGGGTCCAGATTGAATGCTCTTACGAGCGGTTGTACGAATGCATCGTATCGGATGTAATTCTGTAACTGCGGTAACTGGCCGATGGTTGATAAAAATTGGATGAGCTGCGTGTTGTGAACTTCCTTCGCCACATACTGCGTCCAGCCCGTGCAAAGCGACTCGTAGTCCCCTTTGAGTGACATGTCCCCACTGTCTACCATCAGCCATCGGTAGATCGCGCTGATGTTGCGGGTGATCATGTCCGATATTGATCGAACAATGTCCGCCGTGGTCTTGTTCGCATTGGAATTTAGGATGGACATACCCGTGGCCGTTCGCGTCTGCGAGGGGGACATCTCCCCATACCCAATCGCCGTCTGGCCACTGTCCAGATCCGCTTCCCGCTCCAATACCTGGATCAGATTGAGCAGCCCGTTCGTTACGTCTGGGATCACAATCGATGCGAATGCGTCCTGCACACTCATCCCACTGCGAACCTTAAATTGCTTTCCTGCGCGGATCGACTCCAGATCACTGCCACTTTCAAACGCTGCTGGGTTGACCACGGTCATGGGGACTGCGCTTAATTCCTTGCCTTCGACCAACATCGCATAACTAAAGTTGATCAGATGCTGGATGTCCCGTATCGCGTAGTAGATTCCATCGCCCCAGACACTCTCTGGGTTCCGCTGCCAGTACGCAAAGTCATACGGCTTGCGGCCATCGAACGGGTTGATTGCCATCTTGATTACCTTGTGGCCCACAACATGGCATACGATGTCCAACGTGCCCGTAAAGTCATCCTCTATCGGTAGATGCGCCTTCAAATCATCCGCATCCATCTTCCCCCAGAACTCCAGCACCTCAAATTTCTTCACACGGTGCGAGTTCGTCTCATCCAACGTCTTCGGATGTTCGCTCTGGTCCTGCCCCTCGACACTGCCGATGTTGTCACTGATCACCTCATCGATGACCTCTGGCAGGAAACCCTCCTGCGACTTGCCCAACTCCCTCAACTGGATTGAGGAAAGGAACGAACGCTGGATTACCCACTCTGCGTCATCAATACTCGTTGCCTCCGGTGTTGGGAAGACATTCCAAATACTCACAAAGTCCACCGATGGGACCAACTCCGATTCAATCTGGGACTCTACCTGCTCCATGAACTGGCCCGTGTTCGGGTCCATCGTTCGCTTCGTCTCGTATACCGGATAATTTACATATTCCAGCATCGGACTCTTTGTTACGCAGGTGCCGTACAAGCAAAGTTCATGGATGCTGTCAAGTAACGAATCCAGGTAGTGCGTCTGGTCCAGCACGTCCCGTATCCGATCCTCCATGTTCTGCGCTCTTTGCTGCACTGCGTCCAGCAATTGATACCCCTGCAACCCCTGCTGTACCAGATCCGGTGGTAAGTACCTCGGCTTCCTTGACGGGGTCACCGAAAATGGGATTCTTCCATCGTCGAAAAGAAGAGAGCCGATCTTCACCTTCGCACTGTTCACCTTGCGGCGGGTCTGGTTGATGTAAATCCCCCTCCTCGCTGCAACGTTGTCCCCGTTCGCTGAGTTGATCGACTCAGGGTACTTCGCACGATACGCATCATACGCATCCCGCCAGACCAATTCGTTCTCCCTCCGGTATTCCTTACCTTTTTCAAACAACTCCCGAACCGCCTTGCCAATGTCGTCCAGCGGGGCTTGGATTACCTTGACCTCCACGGCATCTTCTCCCTCCTCCAGATCTGGATCACCTCCTTCCTGGGCTAGAATTTCTTCTTCCGTCATTTCTGAGGCTACTGCCATTACTGCTTCTTCCGGTTTGCCGTCTTGCTGATCACTCGCAAATTGCTCGGTTTGTTGTTTCTGGGGTTTCCGTCTCGGTGGTCCACTTCCTTACTCCGGTTCCCCTTCGTAATGCGTCCCGCTCCCACCATGCGCCTACGGGCCTTGTTCCTTGCCGCACGGGCCTTCTTCTGCTCCGGTTTCGCATGAAACTGATCATACTCCCTCCGGTAATTACGGACTCTTGGTTTTTTCGTCATCATCTACGTTCCAACGGTCCTCAACGTGGTAGACCAGACGCTCCAAAAGCGCCCGAATCTCCACTAGTTCATCTACCAACGGGTCCATGTCTACTACGATCACGTCGTAGTTCTCGTTCCCTTCT